TTCAGATTTTCTTTTTGTAGTAGATTTTGCCTTCTTCATTTCTTCTCAGCAGTACGTCTTTATTAACTAGGTGGTTTGCAACTACCGTTTGTCTATGATCAAATTCTTCTTTTGCAATAGTTGCACGATCATGAAATTGTCCCAATACGTCTGCTTCTTCGTTTGTTAATGGTACATGTACTTTATTTAAGAGTTCTACAATCTTCATTATTATTTCATTATAAAATGAATTAGTACAGTAATCAAGCCTGTCAGCAATGCTGCGCCAAATGCTGTGCCTATAGAAATCAACTGCCCGCTGCTCTTGCTAGAAACATCAGCTGCTGACTCTGAAAGTTTCGTTCGTATCACGATGATATGTTCTTCCATCGTGCTCATACGAGTTTCTAATTTGTCTAATTTATCTTCCAAGCTTCGGTATCTTTCGGCACATAAGTCCACGTGCGCTCCGAGGCTGGTTCTTTCGCTCTCTGCCATTTTGTATCCATTCTTTTAAAGAAAGAGGGTTCTGTGTTGTTGCCTATAAAATGTGCCATAAGAGTTGCCTAAAAGTGCCAATGAATCAAATAGTATTTAAGTGTATTCTGCCAGGTTTAAAGTATATGTTTTTAATTGCGCCATAAGGATAAAAAATTGGTAGCATAAATCGTGCAGTTTCTTCAAGTCCACAAATAACAGGAACTTGGGCAAAGTCTTTGTCTAGTCCACCAACTGGATCGCTATCGTGTAAAAATACATCCTCGTATTCAACACCAAAACAAAAAATCCAGACTTTATGATTCCCATAATAGATCTCACCGAACCCGCTGTATTGATCTACTTCGAACTCTTTGACTATAGGTCCTTCAATCAGCTGTGGCTGTGCTCTAAGTCCAATTACTTGCAATACTGTTTCCCAGTTGCGTTGTTGATTGCGCTCAAGTTCTGTTTCGTTGGTGTGTCTGACTACTCCGGTAGCGGTAATATCAACTAAGGTAACTCCAGTAAAGAATTTCATATAGATATTTATAGCCAATAAAAAAGCAGACCAAAGTCTGCTTTTCTACTTTTAACTTGAGTTAAAATTAAGCCACTGTGAAGCTTGTACCGTCAGTTACGTCTGTACCACGAACGTCAACACCGTTAGCACCAACTGTTGCACCCAAAGCACGAATTGATGCTTGGATAACACTTGCTGCTGGTGCGTTAACACCGTCAGTGATTACATAGATTAAACCAGTATTAGCAGCTGGTGAAGAATATGCCAAAACACCTTGTGGGAATTGAAGCATAATGATTTCAAAAAGTTCATTAACTGCATCATCTTCTGTTTGTAGATCAATGTTGCTGTTGCTGTTATCTTGTACCTGAACTTTGTAAAACTTTAAACTGTTACCAACTTGTGCACCGCTAGTACCATTTAGTGTACCAACTGCACCTGTATACGCATAACCTGCGCTGCGAGTTACTCCGATTGCCATTTTGTTTCTCCTTAAATGTTTGCGTTACCGCATGTTAATATTTATCCAAGTCATAAAAAAAGCAGACCAAAGTCTGCTTTCTTATATTGCTACGAGCAATTAGGCCAGTTTGATACCACCAGTACTAGTTACTGCTGCACTTGTACAGTTAACTGTGCTGTATGCACCAATGTTGCTACCTAATGCTTGGATAACGCTTTGCATTGAAGCATCACTATCCCAACCACTGCGCTCAACAATAACGCTCAATTGAGCTGTTGAACCACTAGCGTCAACTTGATATGCTAGAACTGATGCATTTGAGCTGATAGCTTTTAATAGTGTTTCAACTGCGCCAACTCTGTCAGCACCTGGCTCTTTTAGTTCTGCTGCCAAGTTGGCAGTAACACCAAAAGTAGTTAGTTTGTATGCTGTGATTGGACTTGCAATACCTGTGTTGATGATTTTTGCATTTGCGTAGAACTGACCTGTACCTACGTTGTTTACACCAGCTGAACTGCCGTGTACTTTAGTTACTCCGATTGCCATTTTATTTCTCCTAAATTATGTGCGTTTCCGCATGCTAATATTTATATCAGTTAGTCATTTTTTGCAAAATTGGCTGCAGAAAATACTTCACGATCTACTATTTTTACTAGCCCGCTGGGAGTTGGGAATATAAATCCTTCTCCAGCTGGTTGTCCGTTGATGTATTCTTCTAGCCCCTGTACCTGTGGTGCTAGTTGTTTAGCTAGATTTTGTTTAAATGCGTAAATACTGTTCCAAATTGCTTTTAGCCCTACGTAACCTGGGCTTTCTACAATTTGTCCATTGGCATCTTGTGCAAATAAACTACCTGTATGATCGTCACCGGCTAGAGCTTGATATTGTTTACCACTGACATTTGCTGCTAGCCAATCATGTAATGCTTCCCTAGTCTGTCCAGTAATAAATTTATTAAAGTATGTTTTAATTCTATCCCTAGCACTTTGAGGAACAGTACTTAGTAGTTGGTCAACTGCTGCTCCATATTTTTTAAGGGCGGCATCCGCAGCACGTTCTTGTTGTACAGGAGTTTTTAACACAAACCTATTTCCTGCAGTAGGGCTTATAATTGCTACACCACCAGGTACAGCGGCTAGTCCCCGACCATTCCATTGCACCGGTGTTGCGCCAGGTTCTGAATAGTATTGATGTACTACAACTCCACCTGCGGTTCCTGATATTTGTTTACCTAAAGGACTACTGACAGGAATACGATATTCTACCAAGTTAGGACGAAATACAAACTTACCTTGCACAGGTTGTAGTTGTCCTGCGTACAATAAATCGCCCCAATAAAATCCCGGTCCTTGTACTGCTGCATTTAGCCCCGGCCATATAACCGCTAATAGATCGTATAAACTACCACGTAGATTACCTGACGCTTTATTAGCATCGTAAGTCTTCCAATCCTCTACACTTTTAGCCAATGCACCAGCATCCCACATGTACTTGTCCATAATAGCCAATTGACCGTCTTTGTCACGACCAAATATCAATGCCGGTTTGCCATCCCACTTGATTGTTAGATTGGTAGGATTGGCAATTACTGCTTTAAGGCCGGCTACTTGTTGTGCTGCAGCAGCACTACCTTGAAAGATAGCATCTTCAGGATGTGGTGTACGAGGATCTGCTGCCTCGGTAAGCATGTTGATAAAATCTATAATCATTGAAACTTATCGCTATATGTTCTAAACCATGCTGCTGTGCCTGGGGCAGGTGCTGCTTCGGGCAATTCTATGTCACTGTGTGCCAGCGTTTCTCTTGCCGCTGCAACCAGCTGATCATAGTTGGGTCGTTTACTAACAGCATCAACGATATCATCTGCGGAATTTAACTTGGCAACTGGTATGCCAGTAACTTTGCTTAGTGTAGCAGGACTTTTGCCATTTTCTATTGTAGTGTTTGTAATACGGTCTACTAGACCATTTTTGTAACTCCACTTGAGTCCTGGGTGCAATGCTGTCACAATACTGGCCAATATAACATGACGGCTCATACCGGTAAGTTTACTTCCTTCTGCTGCACCACTCATACTAAATGATTGCCAGTCTGGTTCACCAAACATTAAATCAGCCTGTACAAATCCTTTACCGGGCTCTCCGGCAATAGGTGCTTTAACATGAACACTATCACCAGACTTTTTAATACTGTTTTTATCTACACCATTGGCTAATAATGTTTTAATCAAAGTGTCTTTATCTAACTTAGATTCATCAACTGATAGATCTAAATCTCCCGAGCTTGATTTACGCCCAGTAGTGCCCAACCAAGTTGACATAGGAAATGATATTCCGCTAGCACGTTCAAGCCATATGACAGTTGCAGGTATATCTTCACGATTAATACGTTGTGTTAGTGGTTCCTTGTTAGCCCCTTTAAATACGTTCCCGCCCTCATTAACTACCATCTTTGAATCTCCTTACACCTCGATTAAATTTTGCAGGATCCTGTGCTCTGATACTATTCAATAGTCTACGCTCTAGCTCGGCTGCTTGCTCGGGATTGTAGTTTTCCTTGATATAATTAATCAAATTAATAGCACCTGAGATGACATGACCGGCACGGCTTTCCACAAGATTTTCCCTATCTTTAGTGACAGGCATATGTGCAAGTTCATCAAGGATACTACGAGTACGCTTCTGCAAGATTTACTCCATTATTAGGTATTTATGAATTTTAATAGTTCTGGAAATGTTGACTCCCAATTAGTGTTTCTACGGGAATCGCAGTGATTTAAGAACTCAATTATTTGATCTTGATTTATCTTGAAGTCAGTGAGAGAAAACAGCCCGTTAGCTAGCTGTTGTCGATGTTCTATAGGGTCTGTTACTCTGTTGGTGTGGAAATTAGTTTTTAACCAATCATTAAGATTTTCTAAATTAGACTGATTTAAAATACTAACTGTAGTATTGACCGCAAACATGCAATTTACTGGACTGTTATCAATATACCATTTTAAGTTAGATTCTACAGATGTCCATTTTGCAGGGTATCGTTGATACTCAAAACGTTCTCCGATATCATCAATACTAAAATCTATTTGCACTAATTTAAATTGAGCCCACAGTTCTAATAGTTCTTTAGTGGGAAGTATAGTACCATTGGTATTATAGTTTATATGCACATCTTGTTTTTGTTTTATTGATTGCAAAAATTCAACATGCTCTTTACTAAGTAATGGTTCGCCACCGTTAAAATGTATAAATTTTAACTGACTAATATCAATAGTTTTCCAAAATTTATTAACTATACGATGCCTGTCTTCTTTTGCAAATCCTAATTCTTTTTTCCATTGACTGCTGTTGTCTGGTCCACAAATTACACAAGCTAAGTTACAAGTATCGCCGGTCCAATAATCTAATCTAATTAATTCTGTATCTAGATTATCATATCCGTTTTCTATGTACCATTGATTACTACCTATACGCCTACTAGGTAAACTTTGCTTCTCTGCTTGTTTACAATTATAGCATTCATTGGGAAATTCTTTTGTTAACCATGTCTTTCTGATACCCTCTAAGTGGGGATCATTTATATCTATATTAGCGACTTCTTTAGTTGGAGATAAACAACAAGGTGAAATCCTCAGATTATTATTTCTTAATTCAACATTAAGATTTTTAAATGCATCAATACACTTCATTCTGTTTTAGTTTTTAAACTGGCCAGCATCTGTTTTAATTTGTTACTGTCAACGTTTGCTTGTACTTTGTTTTCAATGTTGAAACCCTCTCGGGGTTTAGCAGCAATCATTGGAGTAACTGTACTAGAGCTCTTGATTTGATCCATGATGCCCTTGCCAGTCTGATGACCGTAGCCGCCATTTTCTGATTGTGCTTCTTCTCCGGGATCTGTAATACGTAGACTTTCCATGTTAAACTCTAAGTCTACTTTAGTACCTACACCACTACTTGAACGTGTTTTCATTAATTGTATTTGATAACGACCGCGCTCTTTCATGGCACGACTCGTAAAGATACCAAATACATTATCTGCTGTGTTAATTTTACTTATACCACCACTAATATGACTATGGTCAAATTCAATTTCTTCTACAGCACTACGATTTAACTGCGACGCTGTAATCATTAGTATATTAAACTCTTTGGCCAGGTTACGTAGTTCCTCACTCACATATTTGTCTTTGATAAACAGGTCGCTGGGACTGACCTTGGCACTAACTGGCATCACCAAGTCTAGATAGTCAACCATGATAAAGTCTGTTTTCATACCTGTTTGTATTTCTAATTCTTTCAAGTATGCACGTATTTGATTAACGTTGCTCTGTGCCGGCATATACTTGATACGCAACTTACCGGACTTCTTGCCCACCATACGAATCTTCATTTCCAGTGTGTCTAGGTCTTTAAAGATTTCCTTGGTGCTACAGTTTGCTACCATGGCATCCATACGCATGGCAGTAAGGCCTTCACTGAGTTCTAGTGTAAGGAACACACCATTAAGTCCTGCAGTCATCCAGTTAATAGCAATGTTCTGCATAAACAAACTTTTACCAGACCCGGATCCACCAGCAAAGATGTTTAGTTCGCCTCGATTCATACCACCAAACAATCTAGCATCCATGGTGGGCCAGCCTGTGCTTACTTGTCCGTTGTTGCTCTTGATTGCCAATAAACGAGCTCTAG